CAAGAATACTTGCAACGTGATCCTTGAATGAATCATATGTTCCAATGTACGGACGCAAAGCATCAGCCTGCGCTTTTGCAGCCGCAGCTAGTTCGTCGGTACTCATCTTTTCAACGTCAGCAATCTTTAGCTTGTAGGCATCACCTAATGGATCGCCTTCACCCTTGTCTGTGACAAGAATTGAGCCAATGCGCGCAGCGTATAGGAAGCGCGAGCGCCACCAACCTGAACCAGCATGTGGATACGGTGGTGACAGGATGCCCCAACGGTCATTGTAGAAGTTTAGCACGTCAAGTTCTGTGTCTAGTCTTTGACCACCTAACTTGCGAATAAGCTTACGGCTACCAACAATTTCAACTGGCCAACTTGGATTTTTCTTTGCTAACCACTCGTCGTGTGGCATCAACGCACCTAGTACCCAAGCCTTTTCCTTCTTTTCTGGAGGTGTAGGCGTCACTGCGTTTAGCGTGTCAAAGGTTACGCTTGTTGGATCAAGTGCCTCAATACGTCCAACGTCCTTTGGCATACGCTTACGCACACCTGTTCTATCGCCCCACGCATACATCGGACAAACTGGAACCATTCCAGCAGCCCAACGTGCATCAATCATGTCGTGCGCTGTCTGCACAAGTTGTTTTTCGTATGGCTTTACCGACTCATCGGTATCCATCATGTAGTAGCGCTCAATGTAGCACTTCTTTGCAGCCTCTGGATTCTTTTCCTTGATTCTTTCAAGTGCTGCCTCTATATCTTCACGGCTAAAGTATGTTGCACCTTCATCGCCGCGGTGTTCTGTGCCAACCAACAGATGCTTGTATAGCATTTGTGGTTTACGTATTAGCGCCTTTGCGCCATTGAAAACTGTATTGAATTGCCAATCATCAAAAAATCCAACCGCAGGTAAGCCTGATGACAGTGCATATAAAGCACCCATCGCACCTTGACGCCCGTTGAGTGAGTTCAACGGCGCAAGGTTGATCCAAGCCATGTCGTAATTAGATAGATCTTCGCCTGGAGTTACCTTGCGCCAATCAACTTGATGGCCAAGGTCCTGCATAGCTTTTGCGACGTGTGCAGGAACGTCGATCTTTTGAATAGTGCGTCTATCCGTGTTGATCTGCAGAGCTGTAAAGCCCGTCATCAAGATTCGCATGTTTCTCCCTTTATTGCTGGATCACCGTCTGTGGCATTTGCCACAGACGATGATACCAGACAATTTTGTTTAGAACGGTGCAGCTGGCGGTGCTGGCGGTGCTGGTGGCACTGCCGCTGCTGCTGCTGCTGCTGGTGCAGGCGCTGGTGCAGGTGCTGCCGCTGGAGCGGGAGCTGGTGCAGGCGCAGGTGCTGCTGCTGGTGTTGGTGCAGCTGCTGCTGCATTTGCAACGTAGTACATCTTGATTTCGTTTTTCTTGGAACCGTTCCAAGTACGAGAACCAATCTGTGCACGGAATGTGCGGTTCTGCAGTGCAGCCTCGATCTGCGCGTTGCTTGGGTTGGCACCAAAGAACTCACGGCCAAGACCAAGCGCTGCCATCTTACGGAAGAACATGCCAAGTGCTGCTGGGCTGTCAGGTGTGACAACTAGGTTGTCCCAAACAAGACGCTTTGCGTGTGCACCTGCAGTAACCTGTGCCTTTACGGCAAACATGGTCTTACCTGACTGCGCAACCTTTGCGGTTGCTTCAATGATCTGAAGGTCATAGTCACCATCAGGAAGTGGCTCGTAATTGCCACCGACTTCACCGGCGTCCTTTACCAGGTCGCCCCAGTTGAGTGAACTCATCTGTGTCTCTTTCTCTTTATTGCGCTAACCGACTTGGTTAGGACGCTGCTTTCTTTTTGTTTGCGGCTTTCTCTCCGAAAACCATGTCAAGCATTCTCTCGATACCGAGGTCCTGCTGTTCTACTACCTTGCCAAGTCGACCTTGCACGCGCTCGCCAGCTTCATAAGTATCTGTGCGCTCGACATACATACGACGAACCTTGTATGGAGGTTGCAGTGGATCTGGGTTTGGAACAGTCTCGACGTTTATTGCGCCAAGAATGTCGTAGAAGTACGGAGCTTGAATAGCAAGCTGGCCTTGTAGGTATGGACGCATACGACCATCCTGTGACTGGCGTGCCATAGCAGTAAGTACCACAGCCTCAAGAGGTTGTGTTGGGTGCATTGTTAGGTCACGTAGATCACGCAATAGCGCACCCATGTGACGTAGCAATTCACCCCATTGCTGCATCTTCATTTGCTCAGTACCTGCGATTGAATCCATGCACTTCACTTGAAGCTCAGAGATTGAATCGATGATTAGTGACTTGAACTGGTGCTTGCCAGTCTGTAGCCACTGGAACGATTTGAGAACTACATCGTAGTCCCTAACATTCACAACCACTGTGTCCCATGTTCCATCTGCAACAGGAGGTTCCTCGCGCAGTGGGTCCCAGTACTTTACGTTGATAGGCAAGAAACGGTGTCCGCCTTCAACATCGAGCATGAGACGTGGATACGGTGCGGTTACGGCAAAGGTTGACTTACCAACCTTTGACTCTCCATACACCATGATTGTGAGGGAACGTTGTACTTCATTTGACATACGTCACTCACTTCCTTTTTTCTCTTCGACGTTACCGTAGTAACCGTATGGATCGGATGATTCATACGAATCGCTAATTGCTGACTCGACGGCGCTTCCGTCGTCAAACATCGGGCAAATAGCGAAAAATGGGCATTTCCACTTGCAGTCACGTGATGGGCGTGGATACGCTACAAGTTGATGTGTAACGCCCTCATCAAGGGCTTTGCGCACTCCTAGCAGATCGCCAATAGTGCCGTGTAGTCGTTGCCAAAAATTGCGCAACGCAAAAACATTGTGTCTTACTTCCATTTGCTCATAGAACGGTGGTCGTGCGTTTGCTGAGCGCTTGACCTTCTTCAACATTGTGAAGATACCGCCTTCAGAGCGTTCACCTTCTTTATTTTGTGCAGCCTCAAGTGTCATATAGGTAAGAATCTGCTCGTTCATGTGCGCCATTGACGCAAAATCAGTAAACGAACCACCGACAGTCTTGAAGTCACGGAACATACGCACTCCGTCAGCCTTACGCTTTACACGCATGTCGATCTTGCCTTGCAAGATAACCTTGCCATCAAACATTGGCATCTCGATGATCTCTTCTGTAGAGATCATGTCAAGCTCAGCGTCAATACCGTTTTCCTCAACCCACTGCAGATAACCTTCAAGCATAATGCGTCCGAGTTCTGCCTCAGAGTCAAGGTCGTAGGTATCACGCATCTGTTCCTCAAGAATAGCGCGGTCATTTTCAACGTGCAACGCATGTGCCTCAAGCAGAGGGATACCTTTGCTGTAGTAGTCATCTAATGCCGCGTGTATACGTGAACCAAGTGCAAGTGCACCAGTCATGCTTTCCATCTTTGGCCGCAGACGACGGTAATAGCTAAGCCACCACTTACGTCTACAGTCCTTGAAGGTTTGCAGCTCTGAGTTTGATATTCTAAGCGGCGTCGCTACGTCACTCATAATTTACCTGCCTTATCATCTTTTAGTAGTGCAAGCAACTGTGCCTTGTCGCGAACGATTGCCTCAAAGTTGTCTGCCTTTGTTTCGAGTACCTGCAAGACGCGTTCCTCGACTGTTCCTTCCGTAACGTAATCCGTTACAATGATTGAATCGTGAATCTCTGATCCAATACGGTGCACGCGGTCAAGCGCTTGCTTATGATCCACAAGCGACCACGGACGCTGCAGCATGATTAGACGTCTTGCTGCAGTAAGCGTAACACCCACTCCACCTGCCTGGGCTGTAAATAGTATCCACTTGATCTTGCCAGACTGGAAGTCGTCAATTGCCTGCTGACGCTCGTCCTCGGTCTGTGCACCAGTGATTAGACCATGTGGAATCTTTTCTTTTGTCAATGCAGCGCTTAGCAGCTCAATGAGCTGGCGTGAAACTGCACAAACTGCGACACTATCGTTTCCAAAGTCACCGTTCTTTATGTCGTCCATAAGTGCATCGACTTTGCAAGATGGCTCAGCAAGACGTGCCTTTGACTCACCTGTGGTTTCGTCTATGTCCATCTCTGCGTATGAGCTTGCAAACTGTAGAATACGTGTTGTCTGTGTTAGCGGAGATGGTGCGGTAACAACGTCACCACCTTCAAGCTCAGCAATCATAAGATCGCGCATCTGGTCATACGCCTTCTTTTGCTTTGTTGACATCTCAACGTCACGGCGCTCAAACATCATCTCTGGTAGCCAAGGAAGCACTACTGACTTGAGCATACGTCGCATGCGCGGGTTTAGTGTTTGATCAAACTCTTCCTGCATATGTGGTTTCACGCCAAGCACCATCATGCCGCCAAAGGCATTTAGC